CTATTTTGCATCATTGATTATTAATAATCCTATTAAAAATACTTATAATTTAAATAAACAAATATTAATAACTGGTCCTAATGCAGCTGGAAAAACTACTCTATTAAAAACAACACTTTTTAATATTATTATATCTCAACAAATTGGTGTGGGTTGTTATAAAAAAGCAACTATAAATCCTTATAATTATATACATTCTTATATTAATATACCTGATACATCACAAAGAGACAGTCTTTTTCAAGCAGAAGCAAGACGTTGTAAAGAGATTCTAGATAGTCTGACAAATAATTCTAGCAAAGAGAGACATTTTTGTATTTTTGATGAAATATATTCTGGAACAAATCCATCAGAAGCAATTGCAAGTGCATATAGCTTTTTAAAATATTTATCTAACTTAGACAATATAGATTATATACTAACAACACACTATGTCTCTCTATGTAAATTATTAAATGATAATAAAAAAGTAACTAATAAACATATGAAAGTTGTAAAAAATAATAGTACTTATAAATTAGATGAAGGTATTTCTAATATTAAAGGTGGTATAAAAGTTTTAGAAGCTTTAAATTATCATCAAAGTATAATAAATAATGCAAAAAATATTATTAAAAATATAGATATATAATTATACGTTTAATTATAATTTAAAAAATATATATAAATTATAATTAAATGAATTTATTTGGTTTAGAAGGTATAGGTTTTATAATATCATTAGCAATGACTTTACTAGTTTCGGGTGCAATAATGTTTTATTGTTTGCGTAGATTTAAAATATTAGAAAATAGTATTGTTGAACAAGGAAAAGTATTGCAATCTTTTATTGTTAAATATCAAAATAGTAGTAATAATGAGATGGCCTCACATATTGCATTAAGTTCTGCAATTAAACAGTCTGAATTATCTGAAGATGTAGTTAATAATAAAATCGAAGTATCAGATGATGATTCTGAGTATTCAAATGATTCTTCGTCTGAAGATGAATTAGTAATTGATCAAGATGTTTCTGATCAAAAAGATATAACTTTAACAACACAAGATATAGATATGACTCTTTTAGCTAATATTGAAAATATTAATTTAAGTGGTGATGATATAAAAACTCTTACAATAACAGATGTAACACCTGAGCCTGAAGAAACAACTTTATTAGATATAAAAGAAACTTTCTCAGAATTAACACAAGAAAATAATTTACAAAGTGATAGTGATAGTGATAGTGATGATGAAAGTGTTAAAGATAATAAAATAATTGAAGAAATAACTGTAAATAAAAAAACAGATATATTATCAAGTGATGATGATAAAAAAAAATCTTCAAATAAAAGTTTATCAAAAATGAAAGTAGATGATTTACGTGATTTAGCAGCAAAAGAATCATTAGAAACAACAGATAATTTAAAAAATATGAAAAAAGATCAATTATTAAAATTATTTAATAAAAATTAAAATATAATTAAAATAAAATAATTAATATTTATATATGACTTCTAATATGGATTATAGATTATTATTAATGAAAAATGCTGATACTATAATTTCAAATAATCAAAATATTGCATTTGGCAATTGTTCTAATATAATTACTGTATCAGAAAATAAACCTTTAGTACAAAATCCTTATCTTATACAAGGTGTAACAGATAATTATCTACCATTTGAAAATAGTGATTTAAAAGATAATTATTTAAAAAACTATGTATATTCAGCTACTAAGTTCACTCCAGTAATAAATTTAAATAATCGTAATTAAATTTTTATAACTTTTAATATAATATTAAAAGTTATAATAAGTATATATATATGAAAATTTTAAGTATTGATGTAGGAATAAAAAATTTGGCTATTTGTATTTTAGAAACAACTAATTTAGGGTTTGATATTAAATTTTGGGATGTAATTAACCTTTTAGAAGAAAAAATATATAAATGTAATTGTAATATTAAAGATAAAAAAAATACAAAAATATGTAATAAACTAGCCCAGTACTATAAAGATGATAATTTTTTTTGTAAAACACATGTAAATTCATCAAATTATAAACTACCTACATCAAATATTACAAAATATAAATCATTAAAATTAGATGATCTTAACACACTTTGTAATGAATATGATATTGAAATTACTAAAAATAATAAACAATCAATTATACAACAGATAGAAGAATATATACAAAAAAATATAGTGATTCCTATTACAAATCTTCGATGCAATAATTTAAATTTAATAGATATTGGTAAATCAATTAGAGATAACTTAGATAAACTTGATACTTTTATATTTACTAATATAGATTTTGTTTTAATAGAAAATCAGATAAGTCCTATAGCAAATCGAATGAATTGTATTCAAGGAATGATTAGTCAATATTTTATAATGAAAAATATAGATAATATTTTATATATTTCTGCTGCAAACAAATTAAAAAAATTTATTGGAACAAAAAAAACAACATATAATGAAAGAAAAAAATTAAGTGTTGAATTAACAAAAAATATTTTACTAGAAAATATTATGGATAATTCAAATAAAGATAAAGTTATCGAAATGTTTAATAAACATAAAAAACGAGATGATTTAGCTGACTCATTTTTACAAGCAATTTGGTTTTTATCACAAGATAATAATAATATATTAAATTTAGTAAATAAAATTAAAATATAATTTTAAATAATATATAATTCGTATTACTTAAAATTATATGTTCTTAACTATGTATAATGAGTGAGCTTGAACCAGTTGTAATAGAATTAAATAGTGGAGATGGTAAAACCGACATAAATTTAAATACTTCATCAGAACCTACACTTGGTAAACAGCCTTCTGTAAATTTTGGTGGAGGAATAGAATTATTAATGAATGAAAAAAAACGGGGTGGTTCTACTGGAGATGTTGGTCTAGGAGAATTAAGTGAATTAGAAAATGAATTAAATGATTTAAGTGTTGATATAGATAAAAAAACTAGTGAATTTTCACGATCATCATTATTTAACAATGCAATTAATTCTCTTTCAGATAATAAAGATGATAATTTCAATAGCCTAGAAAATAGTGTACCATCTAAATCTATTAATTTAGGTAATGATACATCTAATTTAGGTGAACAGACTTCAGGTAATATAAATATTAATAAGACATGGGATGGATATGGTAAAGTTAATCCAATTCCAGTTGTTTCTGATGAAGCGCCTATGACACGAGAAGAATTAGTAAGAGAGAAATTTAAATACTTACGGAGGTTAGAAGATCTTGAACGTAAGGGAGCTAATCTAACAAAAAAATATACTATGGATTCTCCATTACAAGAATTACAAGGAGAATACGAAATGATTATTGCAGAGAGAGAAAAAACCAATAGTGTAAAATTCCAAGGAAAAATGTTAATGGCATGTGTTACTGGTTTAGAATTTTTAAATAATAAATTTGATCCTTTTGATCTTAAAATGGATGGATGGGGCGAACAAGTTAATGAAAATATTGGTGATTATGATGAAATATTTCAAGAATTACACGATAAATACAAATCAAAAGCTAAATTAGCACCAGAACTTAAACTTCTTTTCCAATTAGGTGGATCAGCTATTATGGTTCATATGACTAATACTATGTTTAAATCAGCATTACCTGGTATGGATGATATTATGAAACAAAATCCAGAATTAATGCAACAATTTACTCAGGCTGCGGTAAATTCTATGGGAGAATCAAATCCTGGATTTGGTAATTTTATGAATAATTTTGTTCCTGGTAATAATGATATTCCTACACCAAATATGGGTACTCCACCACCACCACTTCAAACTCAAACAGCAAAAAGTCAACGGTATGCACCACCAACTAACCGACCTGATTTAACTTCTTCCAAAACTCAAGCTGGTATAAGTATTCAAGAAAAATTTTCACCATTTGATGAACCACAACAGATTAAAACACCTGCACCACAAAAACGAGCTGAAATGAAAGGCCCAAGTGATATTAGTCAACTTTTATCTGGATTAAAAAGTAAACAAGTAAATGTTACTGCTGGTAATAATGAAGAACGCGATCCTAGTACAGTAAGTATTTCAGAATTAAAAGAATTAAGTAGTCAAAAACAACCTAAATCAAATCGTAAACAGTCCTCTAGTAAAAGTAATAACACTATTAGTCTAGATCTATAATGATTTAAAAATTGTTTTATAATTTATATATGTTAAAATATAATTAATATTATTTGATATAGTATCCATAGATTTTATTATATAATAAAATATATACGATAATTTTTTTGCATGTTTACAATTATTAATCCTATGATAATACCCCCAAATATACCACATACTTACTAATTTATTATTAGAATATCCACGACAAGTAATTATATTACTCCATTTCCATACAATTGTAGTATTATTTAATTTACCCCTTTTCCAAAAAATTGGATTATTATTATTATTACTTTTACAAAAATTACAATTGCAAACAAAAGTTGCCATATAATTTTAAATAATATATATTATTTAAAATTGAATTATATATTATTTTATATATTTAACTATAATGACATCTACAAATTATATCTTGTTAGATACTAGTTACTTTATATTTTATAGGTATTATGCTTTAATTGGATGGTGGAAACTAGCGCAACCAGATATTGAACTTGGCATCCCAATTGAAAATGAAATATTTGTAGAGAAATTTAAAAAAACATTTATAGAAAAATTAAAAGAAATACCAAAAAGACTAAAAATTAAAGATTATAAACTTTTTGCAGGTTTAGATTGTCCAAGAAAAGATATTTGGAGAAATAGTCTATTTGATAAATATAAAGAAAATAGAGATTCTGATGATACATTTATGGGTGGTCCATTCTTTAAACTAGGAAAAGAGATTCTTAAAGAATTAAATATTCAAACTCTATATCATGAACAACTAGAAGCAGATGATTGTAATGCTTTAACTTGTAAATATATAAGATCACAAGTACTAGAATCAAAAGTTTATATTATAGCAAATGATATGGATTATTTACAATTAG